AGATCTTGGTTCTGTCGTAGATGATGTATTAGCAGGTAAATTTGGCAACGGAAACGAAAGATTCAATGCTTTAACCGAAGCAGGTAAAAATTATTACGCCGTCCAAAACAAAGTAAATGAAGCTCTTGGATGCGCATTTAGATATACTGAGGATCAAATCAAAGCGCAGGACGAAGCTCTTGGCACAACTACAGCTGAAACTGGGGCAACTACAGAGCTCACCGACGAAAAGAAAAAACTCATTAAAGAG